CTTTTTTTCAATGTGAAAGTATATTGACTGTTTGGCTGAATCTCCCAGAGAAGACAGTGACTCATCTACGGCTTCAAGAAGTAGCATGTCAAAGGTTTTTCTCCTCAACTTCCACTTTCCTCTGAATGATGATCTCGGCAGTTTCTGCGGGCTTCTATAGTGGATAGATTCGTTTGTGGATTTTTAAAGTTAATCCTTAGTTACGGTAACTTGGAGTTTGAATCCAAATTAGAATGCGTTCAGTGTGTCTTAACCTCTGAAGAATCAAGACTTTAGTGAAAATCGTCTTGCCCGCCCATTCAACTGGGTTTGCCAAGATTTCAGCTTGGAAACTTGTTTTCTGCGCTCTTGGAAAGACTGTTTGCTCTGTGGAACTTCTCCGTTATGAGACTCAATTCTTTCGCGTAATCCATCAACGCCATCCGAAGCGTCTCGCTCTCGCTTATCCCAAGTCTTCCAGCCAACTCGTCGAGAATTTCTTTCTGTTCTCGGCTCAGAACGACCTTGACTATGCGTTTTCGAGGCACTGTCCAATCACGTTTTCGGCTTTTAGCCCACTCTGTTTGTCCACGGCTGGTCCTTTCACGTGGCTAACAGGGTGTGCAATCTGCTTTTTCATTTTCTTCGTATATTAGCTTGGTATTAGTTGTGCAAAAGCTGGTGTAAATTTGACTTGGGAAGAAACTGAGCAATTTGTTCGAAGCGGGCATCGAGGCCCTGAAGAGTTCAAACCAGACACTCTGCGGACGATAACCCTGAGCGAGGATGACGGCATCAAAGCCGTGATTGGAAAGCCAAAAGACAAAGACACCATGGAAGTGCAGAGTTACCTTTTCGACAAAAGCAAAGGCTGGACGGTGGAGAAGGCAAAAACATGGTTTGAAAAACATCACGGAGGCGACACTGTTCGCGAGCATGTGTCAGCCATCTTGCCATTTCACGTCGTCGAGAAAGCCCCAGACAAGCCGTTGCGAATTCGAGGCGTGGCTTTAACAGTCGGCATGAGCCGCAACCTCAACGTTTACACGCCTGAAGAACTGCAGAGTTTCGCTGACAAACTCGTCTCAGCACCCGTTTACCTTGAGCATGTTGCTGTGCCTAATGCTGTTGGGAAAATAGTGAAGACAGAGTGGGATGGACAAAGCCTTTGGTACGAGGCTGAAATCTACGACGAAGCGACGGCTGAGAAAATCCGCAAGGGATTGATAAGACATGTCAGTGTTGGAGCAGACTATGAAACCGTTGATTTCTTGGATGCGATAATGCCACATGGTCTGCACGATGCCGAGTTGAGCCTAGTAGCGGTGCCCGGCGTACCTGAAGCAAACATTCAGGTCTTGGAGAAACTACATGTTGAAGAGCAGACATTTGAGCCTATAATCAGCAGCGAGTACGTTCTAGGCTTCTATCAAGACGTCTCCGCCTTTCTGCCTGAGCATTTTGGCACTGTCTGGCTTGACATGGAAAACGGCGTGCTGGCCATCGTGGGGAAACTACGGGCTAATCCCGAATCTCAGAAAGTTCAAAGCATCTTTTTTGCCAAGAGCAAAATGTGGGATGAAAACAGGATTCGAGACTGGCTTTCTCTACATACCCAGTACATGGATCCAGCGAGCGGTTCTGCACACTTGGCTCCAACGCTGAATCAGCAGAACTTGCGTGAAAAGCTACTTAAAGACCCAAATGGAGCGACGTTTTCTGTTGAGGAATTCGTGAGCCTGATTCAGTCAGTTTTGCCAAGCCCTGTGGTTGAACGAAGCTGGAGCCTTGGTCCGCAGCGAATGTGTCAAGAGCTTCGCGGAATAGTTAGGAGGCTCGATTCAAAGTCACGTGGTGTGACGGGGAGTAAGCTTGGACGAACTGGCTGAAACCAAAGATGAAGTGAGGAGTGGATTTTTATGGCTGACAACACTGGCAAAACGTGGATGAGCATAGGTGAAACCGATGACTGCAACGCAGTAATTAACACCTTTGCTGCAGGCGCTGCTGTGACCAAGGGCGATCCTGTCTATCTGAGCGCTGACGACATCGTTAGTCCAGCAACTTCTTCGCAAGACTGCATCGGCGTAGCTGTCAAAACCGTGTCCTCTGGTGATCCGTGTCCTGTTCTTGTGAAGGGACGAGTCAAGGTGAAAGTTGGAGGCGCAGTCACTCGCGGCAAGGCTGTTCAGGGAGCGGATTCTAGCAGGAGAATTCTTCAACTGGCAGATCAAGCAGTGAACGAAGGCGGCACTGGAACTTACACTGTCTACTACAGCCGCAAGCTTGGGACAGCGCTTGAATCTGCAACTGATGCGGATGACTTGATCTTCATTTCGGTTGGGAAGTGATTTGCATGAAACCTAAACTTTTTGAAAGTCTGATGCAGCGGGATCGCGAATTCAAGCAGTTGATGGAGAGTCTCGGGCACAAGGCTGCTACGCATCCGTTCTTGAAGCGCTACTGTGACGTCGGGGTCAGAGAAGGCTTGTTCAGCGACACTTCAGGCGCCTTGGGACGTATGCATGATACGCTTGTTGAGGCTGCTTATCCTGAGTTGATAGGCAGGAACGTTATAACAGTGCGGTCGACAACTGAGGCGATGGAGCGTTTTCCGCTTGACGAGAAGGCTGTTGCTTACCGATATGCAGAGGGTTCTTTGACGAGGCTTAGTGGGAAGAAAATCGGCACGGTTGACATTTACACGAACATTCTTGCTGAGGCTTCGGAGGAATGGACAAGAGAATTCCTTGAAGATGCCACTTGGAACGTTATGGACAGCATGGTTGAGAAAGTCGGCAGAACTCTAGGCGAAAACGAGACAACTCAGGTATTGGCTTTGTACGGAGCAATTGCCAACGCAGACTTGGCTGGAGGAGCACCGATCAGTCAGGGTGGAGCAGCTATGAACTGGTCTGCCGTGCTGAAGCTTCACAACGCAGTCAGAGGAGAAAATTGGCGCCCAACAGTTCTTGTCGTGAACGAGACGCAGTTACATCAACTCTTGAGTGATGACAAGTTCATTCAAGCTCAATACTTGCCTGCTGGACAAACTGACATCGAGCAAGGGATAGTGACGAGCGTTTTGGGCATGAAAGTGCAAGCAAGCACTCTTGTTCCCAACGGAACAGCATACGCAATTGACACTCGCGTGGCCGCAATTATGCTTCTGCGAAGAGACGTGACGATTGAAGACTGGGCGGACTCGAAGAACTGCAACTTCGGCGTCAGAGCAACGACTCGTTTCGGCTTAGGCATCGCACGAAGCAAGGCAGTTGCCAAGATGACAAACATCAGCACATCACTGTAGACACCACAAAGTCAAGGTCAGAGTTGAAATGTCAAAGTATGAAGGCACTTGTCCACGATGCAACAAGACTCACTATTCAAACAGAAAAGGTGAACTTGTGATCTGCGACTGCTGGCGTCACTGTCCACTGTGCGGAGCTGAAATGGTCGTCTACGAGTCTGACCTTGCGCCGAAAACCTACGGCGTTGATGGCAAGCGAGACTATGAAACCTTGCTGGTGTGCAACCTTCATTCTCCCCCATTTTATGGTTCACAAAAACCTGTGGAGGTAACCTGTTCATGAGAGGGTTAAACGAAAGACTTGGTCTGGCAAAGATAATGTTGCATGAGTTGAGAAGAAGCACTCTTGGCAGAACCGAGCTTGAGAAGAAAACTGTTAGGAAACTTGGCACTCACGCCACTTTTGAGGGCATGTTCTGTTTTCTTGTTGAGAACGGCTACGTGCAGAAGAATGGTCAGAAGCATCGTGCTCCATACGTGATTACTGAAAAGGGGCTGAAGTTTTTGGAGGGACTTGGTTGAATTCTGTTCTTAAAAGGTTGATTGAGGCTTTTCACGCTAGGAATCATAGCGGGTACGCTGTTCCACAGTCAGCTACGATCTACGAGACTCCAAGTCTTCCGTTGGCAGACGTGCTTAAGCTTTACGAGAGAGATCCAACGTGTAAGGCAAGCGTTGACTTGCTGGCAGCCTCTGCCGTTGGCATGGGCTTCTACACCACTGTCAACGAAGGATCTGAGAGAGCAGGCGAAGCGAAACGAATCGTGGACAGCTTCAACGAAGACGTAAACTTGGACACGCTGCTCTGTGACATGACACGCGTTCTTGTTGCGTGCGGAAACGATTTCTGGCTTAAACTCACCCCTGAAAGACTAGTGGATTTGCACAGGCTTCCAGTAGACGTAGTGGAGAAGATCGAGCAGAACTGCCTGCAAGATAGTCGTCTAAAAATTCCCTACATGGTTGAAAGCTACAAGCTGCGAAACAGTTACGGCGGCGAAAGTCTCAGAGCCGAAGCACTGATACATTGGCGGATAAACCCCATTGGCTTGTCAGGCTTCGGAACAGGCGTCCTTCAGGTTCTTCTGCACTCTCTCACAATTCAGTCAGACAGAAGGCCCTCCTACGCGTCAATGAAGGCTCGAATAGAGCGAATAATGCCCAAGATATTCGAGAAGTATGCTGGACCAGACGTTCTGGCCTTGCTTGAAAGAGCAGACGAGGCGACAATTCAGAAGTTTGAACGCGCCATAAAAAATCGCGGCGAAGAAGGAGCCTGGCTTTTCTACAGCGGCAAGGGCGACATAAGACCTGTGACTCTTGATCCGCGTGCACGCTTCGAGTATTATGTGGAACATCTGATCAACCAGTTCTACCTCGGCTGCGAAACACCTTTGCCACGCTTGTTCAGCACTCCAGGATTCACTGAGGCTTCGGCTTCTGTGCTTGCAGGTCAGATTCAGTCGATGTTCAACATTCAGAGGGACGTGGTTGTCGTGCCTCTTTCTCCGCTTCAAGTTCAGAGCATGTTGAACGTCAGTCTTGAAGCAGGTGTGAGGGTTTTTGGCGGAGTCAGCGTCGTTAAGAAAGGTGAAACGAAAGTTGTTCGGCTGTTTCTGGTTTTGGGAAACGTGGTAGTTGAGATTAAAACTGGCGAGCTGGGATTGGCTCTTTGAGGAAGGATGGAGGTTTCAGGCGTGGACAAACATGCGAGGCGGACGGTTGTTGAGGTTCGGGATGATTTGCACAGAGAACTAAGGCAGCTGGCTTTGTTGAATGATTTGCGGATTTACGAGGTTGTGAATGCTGTCTTTGAAGAGTTTCTGCAGAATGATGATAGGGTTAAGGGCTTGGTTAAGAAGTTGAGAGTTCAGTCACCGCGCAGGTGAAATATGTTTATATATTTCTAGGATGATGGCTTGTTCTATGAGGAAACGGGGATTTTTCAGCAACAAAGTGGCCGTTTTTGCAGTGTGCTTTCTAACTTTTGTCGCCTGCATCGTTGTTTACCAAAGGTTCTGGGGAAGTTCAAACTATGAAGCCAGTGCGGGGGAGGGTTCTTCTTGTCACGAGCATGGGGAACATTACTATAGAGTTGTATGCTGACATGCCCATCACAGTTGCGAATTTCAAGAACCTCACCAACATGGGCATTTATAATGGGACCATCTTTCACAGAGTCGTTGGAGGTTTCGTGGTTCAAGGCGGCGACCCAACGGGCACTGGAATGGGTGATCCGAGCATTGTTGCGATTCCCGACGAGTTTACAGATCACAATCACAATTTCCGTGAGACGGTGGCTATGGCGAATAAGGGACCTGACACTGGGAGCAGCCAGTTTTTCATCAATCTCGTGGACAACACTCAATTGGACAGTGGTTATCCTGTTTTTGGTCGTGTGGTGTCGGGGATGTATGTTGTTGACGCGATTGGGCATGTGGAGACGAATCCTGATACACGGAGACCTCTGACGGACGTCACTCTGATCAAGGTGCTGATTCTAAGCTGACAGCTATTGCCATGCGTATAGAGTTTTTTATCCTTCCTTCATCCTGTACAGGGGTTCTGGAAAATTTGATATACGTAGACAGCTTAATCTGTGATTGTGGTGATGATGGGGCTTTTGAAGAAGGTTAAAGAGAAGACGGAAGAAGCTGCGAGGAAGACTGGTCAGGCGGCTGAGAAGGTAGGAAAGGAAGGCGTTGAACTCGGAAAGAAAGGGGTTCGGAAGACTAAAGAAGAAGCAGAGAAAGTGAAGAAGAAGCTTTAGACAAGCAGTACTTCTCTCGTCATAATCCTTTTCTTTTCTCTGATGTTGTGAAAAGATTTATCTCTTGCTTGGACTGTAACAGTTCAACCGGTGGATGTCTTGTATTCTTCCGCAATCGTGCTTGGCTGTTTTATTCTAGCGATTGGTGTTTTACTTATGTATGTTGGCTTGAAGACTTCTAAAGGGAAGCTTGTGTCTTGGGGAGCAGGGATGTGGCTGGATCGAACAGGCATATGCATGCGGGCAGGCTTGGTGCTCTTTATTGGCGCTTTGGCTTTGGCGGCTGGCTTCCTAATCTAGGAAATGAACAAAACGATCAATCTCAAGTCAGCATGTTTTTGGTTTTGCAGAAAAGTTATAGCTGAATTTGAGTGATTCATTGTCTTGAAGTGAGTTGATTTCATGGCAACAGAGTATCAGAGAATGATGGATGGAACGCATACGCCTACTGAACAGGAAATGGAGACCTTCATTGGAGCGCCGGCAAAAGAGGCTTGGGTGAAGCTGAGACGGTTTCTGAAAGAAAACTATGACATCGTGCCCGAGATGATTTTTGACAAGAAGCACGGGTGGGACGTTCGTTACCGCAAGAGCGGCAGAACTCTGGTCACGCTTACGCCTGAGAAGGGTGCTGTCAGAGTTCTCATAGTTCTTGGCAGAGAGGAATCTGAAAAAGCCCTCTCTATGCGAGACGAACTGAGCTCCAAGATGTACAGGTTTATTGAAAACACGAAGCAACTGCACGACGGACGCTGGTTATGGATCAGACTGTTTCGGGCAGAGGATGCAGAAGACGTGGAGAAACTGCTACTGATAAAGAGAAAACCCAAGAAAATCCGACCACCAAATTAAGTTGTCACAGAAAGCCTGCACTTCAGTCCCATGAGACTAGATTGAAAGAGGAGGTGAAGGGTTGAAGGAATGGAGATGTGTGCTGGTTGGGCATCATGACGACATTGGAAGGACAATTGAAGAATGGGAAAAGAAAGGGTGGCGCTTGCACACTTATGCGTGTGCGGGAAATGCGGCAATAACGATGGGCACTAATCACTACTTGCTATTTGAGAAAGGAAGTGATTGACGTAGATTGTTTCTCGTTTTCGTCCTTTCCGCTTTGTTTTGATCATCCGATATTCGTCGTCCGCTTTGGCTGGCTGGATAAAAATAGAACTTCCTCAACAGCGACTGAAATGAGAAATGACGTGTGACGAAGTGACGTGGGAGGTTCTGGTGGGTGTTGAGTTCTACATGACATTGAAGATACCGACCGACTTCAGCATAGGCAAGACTGAAACGAGAGAAGTTGTAACTGTTGTATAAGCTGCTGGCATAGGCAAATTTGGCACTTTAGGTATTCAGGAATTCAAGCATATTGGAACCCAAGTTGACCAATGAAGTCTGGACACACACTCACTCAGCGCGCGCTGTTTGATAGCGGTCGTGACTTTGCTGGCTATGCGGCAGACATATGACACTAAGTCAGTTTTACTCTTGATTGTGCTTCACTCGCTGGTACACCCAACGTTGTTCAATTAGCTTTGCTTATTTTGAGGGCGCGTATTTTCTGAGCAAACTTCTTGCTCTTCCACTTCTGTTCGTTCCAAGTATCTTGCTGTGATTTCTTCCATCTGCTTGCTTGTTCTTTGTCTTTTCTTAGCTTGAATATCTATTGCTAACATAGTAACATAAGGCAGAGACAGGTATGCCACAGCCAAAAGCGGATTGTCTAGTAGAACCATAAAGCCTTGTAGAATTTGGAATTGGCTGTTCCAAAAGGCATTGATTATGTCTTGAATTAAGAAGGCGGTGAGTGTTAAAATCAAACAGACAAAGAACTGCACTAGAACGCTTCTCTCTCTGCCGAGTAACAGAGACGGAATGACTGAAGATAGAACAAAAATCCACGCAAAGGCGTAGACGAAGACAATGAGGTCCATTCTTAGAAGAAGCCATTCACCTACAGTCGGCAACGAAGTGTTGAAGAGCGTCAACACAGTCAACACGGCTGTTTGGGTGAACATTTGATAAGTGATCATCATTGTCCAAGCAAGAGAAACATATAAGGGAGTGATCAGTATCGCTCTTCCCAGTTTTGACACACTCTTCGAATAAAATGAGCATAATATATATTAAGTCTTACTATACAGCAATCAAGATCGGTCTACTCACACGAAACGCACCTGGCTATATCCATCAGTTCCTTTGCTCTTTCCCTTCAGATCATGGATTGATCTGTTAACAGTCCATTGTCGTTTCGTCACGGTCGTCGTTAGTACGTGGTTAAATCTGGTCGTCTAAAGTTGGCTGGTTGGATAAAACTTTGTCTTGGCCAACCATAAAACGTCGCGTGCGCCATCTGCTTGTCGTCTGTTTTTGGTTTTGGACAGAGTTTTGTCCAGCTAGCCCGCGTGAAATAGGAGTTTTTCTGGCATGCTGCGGGGCTGTGACCATAAGTTTAGTCAATAAATCAGATATACTACTTTTGTGTACATGTGCTATTTGAGAACGCATGTCTTAGGGGAGGGATTGTACGAGAAAATACGTGAGCATACGTAATAGGGAAGTGCATTTAGGCGTTATTGCGTGGTTGATCATTTTGCTGTTGTTGTCTTCTGTTCTGGCTACGTTGTACTACACTAAACTCATTGATCATCAGGCGACTATAGTGAGTGACGGAGAGATTCAGGCGTATTCTGACGCGGGGCTTACGGAGGCTTTGGACAGTTATGATTGGGGAGATTTCGACGTGTCTGTGGGAGATGACACGAAGACTTTGGATGTCTATCTCAGGAATGAGGGGAATGTTGTTGTCAGCGTGACTTGGAGGGCTGTTGGCTTCACGTCCTACAATGATGTAACGTTCCATTATGAGTCTTCGTCGTGGGAGTTCTACTTGGTTAAGGTGGCTGGAGGAGTAACAGTTAAGCCTGATAACGACACTTCGCCAACCAAGATAAGCCTGAGTCCGAGCGCGTCTGTTCAGCTTGAATTCTATCTCACCGCGATCTCTGGTAGTGCTCCGGAAGAATTGCCGTTTCAGACGTACTTCTATTCGCAGGACATTTAGAACGCTGGCTTGACGGTGTGGGCTTAGTCTTCGTCTCTGTTGGCTACTGCTGCGTGTGCGTGGGTGAGATGGGCGTTTTCGGAAATCATAAAAGCTGCCGTGTGAAAGAGTATTCGTTGGGGGCAGATTGAAGCTCGGGGTGGTTGTTGCCTGTTTTCTCGTTTTGGCGGTTTGTTTGCCAGTCGTGACTTTAAGCCGCTTTGGAGCCGAGGCTGTTGATGGTTTTCATGTTCACAACCTCAATACCACGATGAATTACACGACTATTCAGGAGGCGATAGATGCCAACGAGACTCTTGACGGGCATGTGGTGTTGGTGGATGCGGGAACGTATTTTGAGAATGTTGTTGTCAACAAGTCATTGTCGCTGTTTGGTGAGAGTAGGGAGACGACGATCATAGACGGTGAAGGTGAGGGGATTGTGGTGAATGTGACTGCAAACGGTGTGGTTCTGGCGAATTTTACTGTGAGGAACAGTGGAGCCTACTATCCTAATTCAGGCATTTGTCTTTGCAGGTCGAACTTCTCCAGCGTCACGGACAACGTTGTTGAGCAGGGGAATTATGGTGTTTTGCTTGTTTCGTCAAACAACGCTACGATCATTGGTAATGAGATAGTGGATAATGTGTCTCACGGCGTGGTGGTGGGTGATTCTTGCAACAACACTGTAGACTGGAACAATCTTGCGGGTAACGATGCTGAGGCTGTTAACCTGTTTCGGTCAAGCAATAATCTGCTGTCTCGGAACAACTTTTCGGATAATGCGGCTGCGGTGTGGATGGATGAAGCGCATTTCAACGTGTTTTCTAACAACCACGTGCGTAACTGCACGGTTGCGTACTTGCCTGTGGTGGCGATAGTGGATTCTGTGGGGAACTGTTTTGTTGGGAATGAGATTGACAACTTGGACGGCTCCAGCGCGGGTTTTGCGTTGTACGGCAGTAACGAGACTGTCATTGTGGAAAATAGCATTGCAAGATGTGGTTCTGGCTTTTACTTGTCTAGCTCTAATCATAATCGGATATACCACAACAACGTTGTGAATGTGGCTTATGAGGCGTACGTTTATGAGGTGTCGACGGAGAATGTTTGGGATGATGGTTATCCTTCTGGAGGGAATTACTGGAGTTATTATGCTGGTGCTGATGTCTATCAAGGCTCGGGGCAGAATGTTAGCGGCAGCGACGGGATAGGCGACATCAACTACACTATTGACGTGGATAATGTTGACCGTTATCCTTTGATGGGCATGTTTAATGTTTTTAATGTCACCTATTACACTCCAGATTTGGAGCCGCATTTCTGCAACGTCACGGTCATTTCGAATTCGACGATTTCGGCTTTTGATCCCCAAGTTTGGGTTGAGCATCCAGAGGTCATATACCTAATTTTCAACGTCACGGGAGCAGATGGGTCTGGAGGTTTTTGCAGAGTCTCCATTCCAACAGCCATGATGAATGCCACGTATCACGTGTCGGTGAATGGCACGGAAATCCCGTTCAGTCTGCTGGAATGCTCAGATTCTAGCATGAGCTATCTTTACTTCAGCTATGCGCATTCAACAGTGAGGGTTGTGATAGTTTCCGAGTTTCCAACGTTTCTGGTTTTGCCGCTGTTCTTTGCGTGGACACTGTTTGCGGCTGTAATCCGTAGAAGAAAGAACAAAAGCCAGATTACAGGTTTGACCATTTAGAACAAGCCGTGCTAATCTCTAGACAGATAACCCCCAGAAAAATCACGCCTTTTGCGGAAAAGTTATAACCAGTCGTGAGCCAAATTAATGTTCTTGATGAGGAGTCTTGTCTCAGAGAAGCTATGTTCGTTTGGGCGTTATTGCCTTCTTGGCGATTGTTAGTATCTCGGTTGCTTGGCAATTGCTGACTTCTGATTATCCTACGCATTCAGATGTTTTCTTTATGGGTGTGGAAGCGGGTGTTCTTGGAGTTGTGCTTCTTGTTTGTTTGGTTTTGATTGGCATTCTCCTATATCGCTTAATTAAGTTCCCGAAGAGAACAACGAAAATAGAAGACACTTCTATCAGTCTTTCTAAGCCAGTTTGACCAGCCTATTTCTTTTTCTGGAAGCATTCCATGCAGATGGCAACTATTTTGACGTTTTGAATAGGTTGATGTATGAATAATCCTTTTCCAAGCACGGTTATGTAGCCTAAAGGTTTTCCGCACTTCTGACAACATACTGGTTTGGTGTCGTTCATTCTCCATCATGGCTTAAGCAATCTCGTAAGCTTTTAGACTTGCTGGAAACAAAGGATTTCTGACATATACCTATGGAAAGGTCTTCTGACAGTTTCAGCATGGGCACTATGAAATCTCATCGTAGAGACCAGAGCCTTTTCTTGAATTCTATGGTGAAGATGTCGAAACAATTCCAGCAGAACGAAAAGGCGACTTGACGCCTCGACTGAACGAGAACATCAAACTGCGCCTTCTGAACGTATCTACGACATCAATTTATGGAACAGCTAGGCAAAACAGAAATAAGTCCTCTGTCTTCTTTAAATATAGAGAAACATGGTTCAGACTACTGAATCCTCCAAACTGCTTGACATTGGATATGAAAGGACTTGTAACTGCTCACCTAAGAGTCTGAACTGTCTGAGCGGTAAAGAATGGATTCAAAGTCAAGTGGCTATTTGGGAATTTTTCTACGAGAAACGGGATACTAGAGACAAAACTATCCATCCCGCAGTTTTTCCGATTGGTCTTCCTAAGAAATGCATTTCAGTATTCACACATAGGGGCGAGCTTGTTTTAGATCCCTTCGTAGGAATTGGAACAACTCTTTTAGCCGCTCAAGACCTTCATAGAAACGCTGTCGGTTTTGATTTGAAAGAGGAATACGTTCAGTTTTCGAGGGCTAGACTTGCACAGATGAGACTCGATACCAAAACCCAGCAAATAGCAGTTTGTGACGAGGCTCATAACATTCCAGAGTATTTAAAGGAGGAGACGGTTGCTCTTTCCGTCACTTCTCCGCCTTATGCGAACATGCTTAATAGACCGAGAAAGAACAAGAGCATTAGAGGAAATCTTAGACAGAATGAACATTATCTAAAAGTTCAGCAATACTCGACAGACCCCAGAGATCTAGGCACTATGGACGGAGAGAAGTACGCTCATACAATAGGAGAAATCTATCAGGGCATTTTACCTTTAATGAAGAAGAAAGGACATTGTGTTATCAACGTCACAGATTTGTGGTGGGAGAACAAGCGAATCCCGATTCACGTTTATATCATCGAGAATATGCAGAAGGTAGGTTATGAGCTAAGAAACATCATCATCTGGGATAGAAGAAATCTAGTGAATAAAGTCGGAATTTTCGGTTATCCTAGCAACTATATAACATTAGGGACAACGTTCGAATACATCCTGGACTTTTGGAGACCCAATTAAGGCAAACTTCCGTTCTGAGTGAAATAAAGCATGTCTTGAGCGAATTGAGTGTTAGGTCTGAAACGGTTTCCTCTGTACTGCATTTGGTTCATAGTCGAAGGTGGAAGGTAACAATATCCTCTGGTGCTCAAACATTGACTATCTATCACTTCAACGTTAGACTGAGTGAATTCAGACGCCGAATCGAAAAACCCAAACATGGAATCGCCATCAAAAGCCAAACCTCTCGTTCCTCTTTCTCTCAGCTTGACATTCTTGACTTCTACCCTATGCTTCGCTCTGTGATTCTGAAGATTCGGATAGTAAACAACAATGTCGGTTCTTTCAATCTTCCGTTTATAGTGAATGTTCTCTCTTAGACCG